CTATAGATTTTCTACGCGATACAACATCCATCAAAACCTTGATATTTGGAGTTTATTTTAATCAACGTATTGATAGATTACCATCATCCATCACCCATTTAAAATTGGGACATTTTTTTGATCAACCGATAGATCACCTACCCAATTCTATAACGCATCTAACGTTTGGAAATATGTTTAATCAACTGACAAACCACCTACCAACATCCATCACACATTTAACATATGGATTTTATTTTGATAGAAAGATAGATCATCTACCCCAAAGTTTAACACATCTAACGTTAGATGCTTATTTTGATCAACCTATAGATAATTTACCATCATCTCTCACACATCTATCAATAGGTGGAGGTTTTAATCAACCAATAAATCATCTACCCAAAAATTTAACACATTTGAAATTAGGATGGAGATTTAATCACCCAATAGAAAACTTGACACCAACGTTAAAAGTTTTAATATTGGGAGATTATTTTAATCATCCTATAAATAACCTTCCTCCATCCCTCGAATTTTTGACATTAGGGGACAAATTTAATCAACCAATAGATATCCTTCCATCATCCCTCATTAATTTAAATGTTGTGAGATAAAATATTTTATATATTGAATATAAAAAGATCTGTTACCTATATTACTTGTATTTTTTTGTATTACTTGTATTTTTTGGTATCCTTTAATAGTCTGGGATGAACGATGGTGGGTGAGAGTAAGGATCGTGAGAGTTAACAGTCACTTGGGCGTATCGTTTAACGGCTCTAACTGGACAGAAATAACTAGGATCTCTATGAGTATGAGGGTCTTTGTTGCATCGACATTTTTTGAAACATATGCCACAGTTGCATGGGCAATTCTCTGAGACGTAATGTCTATGGAGACATCTCTTGCATCTCACTCTATTACGTATGGCCTCCTCATTTCTGTCAACGTATTGTCTATGATAGGAGTGTCCATGACTAAGATCGTGGCTATTGCATCTGTCCAAATGTGGAGGGGCTACGCCGTGTGGAAAACTACCATGACCGTGATGAGCGTGACCGTGATGTTTATAATAATGTCCTTGATCGTGGTGGTGATTATAATCAAGGTCATTACTATAAGCATGTTGAGCATTTGAAAGATCTTGAGTAAAAAATTCTTGTGAGACGGGTCGTTGTGATACATACATCTGACCCGGCAACATCATCTTCTTTGAGAATGTATACTCAGGAAAGGTGACCCTGCTAGGGATATTATTTACCCCGGAATATCTTGAATTCATATCGACGTTATTTGAAAAATATTCTTTGTTATACCCGTTATGTGAGTTTTGTAAGTTTTGTAGATTTTTTCTCTCTTTTAAGATAAGATCGGCTCTTATTCTATCTCTACTCTCAATATCAAAGTTGTTTATATTATAATAAAATTTTCGATTTGCTGCATCTTTTATTTTTGTCGATTGTATATGAGCTTCATCTATGTATGGGGTCATAGTACCATCATTATTAAAACTCTCGTTACCTTTAAAAAAACCGCTCCTATTTCCGTACTTTATGGGAAGGTCGGTCATATGAGATGGGTGTGTAAACATCTCCTTCTTTCTATCCTCTATAACGTCATCACCAGTTCCCTTTAACGGTGTACCTCGAAAGAGTGGTTGAAGTGGTGGATATACGGTATCATTTCCTATAGGATCTCTATTTCCCGTGTATAGGGCCTTACTAGCATATATCTCTGGATGGATCTGATTCACCTTTGGATATTCGTGTAACGGTAACGTAAATTTAATGTCACCATTTTGTTCATATATGGCGTGGGATATACCATTATCACATAGAGCTGTCCTACCATCCTTCTCCTCAAAGGTGTATTGATCTACCAACGGTATCTGAGTCCTACAAAAGGGTACATGTTTTAGATGCAAAAACCTTTCCATCACCCACAAACTATAATTTGCAATTATTTGTATGTAATGATAATTATTAATAGATATAAAAATTTTTATAGACTCTTAAAGTATTAATACTTTGTCCTATATTTTTAATAATGATACAAGTTAAATATTGATAATATAATACCTGGTTTAATATTTATAATATTAATAATCTATAGGTAAACAATGAACATAAACTCTTTGAAAAAAAATGTAGATGTACCCCTATCTATAACATATCCCGATATCGTCGGTGAGATCGATGAAGACGAGACCGACCTTATGTGTAATGGTGCCTATGATTTGATCTTGATAGAGAACGCTAGTGAGATCTTTAGATTGATAGCTATGGATACCGACCTTATAGAGAGTATCATGAATATCATTATTAAAGAGAACAAGGGTAAGGATAAAACATTATACTCTAAAAAGATATTAAGGTTGGATAAGGGTATTAAAACTTATGAACCCGATAAGGCCATAACGTCAAATAATATATACGTTGTGGATTCTCACTCATTTCCCGACGTGGAGACAAGATACATACTAGAACCAAAGATCATCACCGACCCAGATACATTTGAAGAGTTGAAAGAATATTTAGAGACCATAAGGATCGCTAGATTAGATATCCAAAAGATAAAGGATGGTCAAAAAAATGATAGATACTCTATAATGATGACCGTCGCTCTATCGGGGGATGATGGTGGTCACTATGCATCCTTGATATACGAACATCACGGAACGTCGGGTGATGATAGATTATATCTGTTTGACAGTATGCAATTTAATGATGGAGATGATAAGAGATCGAGTAGTGGTTATACACATGGTTTCAAATTCATAGGTCTATTATTGTTCAATATTAAACCAAAGGTCATAGATGATATATCGATGTACGCATCTCTACAGATAACAGGAGGATTTTTGGAGAACGAAAGTGCATTCGTAAATGACGGTATAGAGAAAAAACTATTAGACGACAGAACCGTAAAATATTTGACGATACAAAATACAGAGAGTCAGAATCATTTCTGTTACATGTGGGGAATTTGGTACACCCATCTCAGAGTATTAAATATTGACGTCGCATCCATTTCGGAGACCCTCTACAAGAATAACATCGATCCATTCATAGTCATAAAGAGGTATATCTGGTACATCTATATATATTTGAATCTCAAAGATACTATAAAGGAACACTTTCATAAGGATGGAAGGTTCTTTATATCTTACTTTGAAAAACATTTTCCTTGTGTGTGGACCAACACTACTGATATGAGTCTCGAATCAAAACTATCGTTGACATTCAATAGATATGAGATAAAATCCCTACGTAGTGTGAAAAAGATAAAAAATATAGACGATTGTCTATTATTCTCTATAGATATGAAAGATATAGATATCGATAAGGTAAAAAATACGACTATACTACCGAATATTAAACATAGATTTTGTAGTTGAACATTAAACATGGATTTTGTAATTAGAGATAAACTATTTTTATATATTATAAAAATTTGTAACATTAGTGATCTTTGAAAATTTCTAATATTGGGTGATTAACTATAGTAAAACTCCAACATAATATTTGGTCGAAGATGATCCATCTTTTGATTATTACGATATCTTAATTTCAGATAAATAAGTGAATCGGGTAACTTGTTCATAGGGTGATTGAAGCGAGATCCTAATTTTAGATAGATGAGGGTTGATGGAAGGTGATCTATGGGCTGATTAAAGCAATATTCCAACTTTAAAAATTCAAGAGAGGATGGTAAATGGTCTATGGGTTGATCAAAAAAATGTCCTAATGTTAAATCTTGACACAATGTGGGTAGATGGTCTATGGGTTGATTAAAACCAGATCCAAATTTCAAAGATTTAATCGACAAAGGAAGATTGTCTATTGGTTGATTAAAGTCGCATCCAGACTTTAAATGTTTGATCGATGAAGGGAGATGATCTATGGGTTGATTAAAGCAAGACCCTAACATTAAATTTTTGAGAGAGGTTGGGAGATGATTTATAGGTTGATTAAATTTTTCTCCTAATGTCAAAGAATTTATCGATGAGGGAAGATGATCTATCGGTTGATTAAACCAATAACCGACTATTAAAATTGTGAGAGAGGATGGTAGATGATCTATGGATAGATCAAAATGGTCCCCTGTATATAGATATATGAGAGAGGATGGAAGGTGATCCATGGGTTTATAAAATTCACCATCTAATATTAAATGAGTAATACCCGAAGGAAGGTGATCTATGGATTGATTAAAAAGATATCCAAATGTTAGATGAGTTATACTCGAAGGGAGAAGATTGTCTATGGATTCATTAAAATAATTTGGAAATGTTAGATGAGTGACAGATGATGGAATATAGTCTATAGGTCTCTCTAAATAATAATGAACAAAAATCTTTTTGATGTCAAACTGTTCCAAATCCTTCATATTTAATATTTTTTTGTTAATGAATGTAGGTTCGTTGAACACTAAAAGATCGAACGTATTCTTAATAAATTTTAACGTCTCATCTTTACATTTATTATCCTTTACTCTAATTTTTCTAGCACGAACCTTGTCGATATTATCATCATTCAACAAAAATACGAGTTTATAGTTAAAGATTGACCTAACCTTTTTGTTGACGTTCTTTGATGCAAGATTAAGGTTTTTTAAATCGTTAACATCCGTTTTTCTTAATAGATCAAAATATTTGAATATCTTGTTCATAATTTTAGAACATAGGACAAATTCGCAAAGATTTGTCATTACGTTATTTTCAACCATTTTAGTATATTTTAGTGTTTTTAGTATTTTGTATTTAAATAAGTATTTAAAATTATAAGTATCTTGTAAACAAGATTATTTTGTATTAACAAAGAGTTATAAATTGATTAATTTATAAAAAGAAGGACGATGTTTTAATATATCTGTGTTTAAAATATCATTTTCACGTTAACGTGAAAACAATAAATTTTAGTTTTTAAAACGATTACTGATATGAACCTCGACTCAAAACTATCGTTGACATTCAATAGATATGAGATAAAATCCCTACGTAGTGTGAAAAAGATAAAAAATATAGACGATTGTCTATTATTCTCTATAGATGTGAAAGATATAGATCTTGAACAAGTAAAAAATACGACTATACTACCGAATATTAAACATAAATTTTGTAGTTGAATATTAAACATAAATTTTAGAGATAAACTATTTTTATATATTATAAAAATTTGTAACATTACAATATTTTAAAACATTGGAAGATGATTAAAGAAAAGACTTGCAGGTCTTTAATGATCAAAACTTTTAAAAAAAACTACTTTAAGATTTGGTGCAAAGTGATATATAGAATTGTTGAAATGTGAACCTAATTGTAGATAGACGAGAGAAGATGGTAGAAGATCTATGGGTCTATTAAATACGGGTCCAAATGTCAAACGTTTGATGGATTGAGGAAGACAATCTACAAATTGTTTAAAACGATATCCAAATTCCAAACGTTTGAGGAATTGAGGAAGATAGTCAACAGATTGATTGAAACTATCTCCAAATTCCAAACGTTTGAGGGAGGGTGGTAGATAATCAACAGATTGATTGAAACTATCTCCAAATTCCAAACGTTCGAGAGAGAGTGGTAGATGGTCTACGGTTTGATTAAAAATTTTGGCTACTGTCAAATTTAAATGGATAAGTAAAGGAGGGAGATTGTCTATCGGTTGATTAAAGTTACATCCTACCTTTAAATATTTGAGAGATGAAGGGAGATGGTCTATAGGTTGATTAAAATTACCACCAAGAGTCAAATGTTTGATAGAATTGGGTAACTCATCTATCAGTTGATTAAATTTTTCTCCTAACCCTAATATGGAGAGAGATTTTGGGAGATGGTCAATAGGCTGATTAAACCAATAACCAAATACTAATTCATGTAGAGACGATGGGAGATGATCTATAAGTTGATTAAAAAGTACCCCCGTATATAAATATATGAGAGAGGATGGTAGATGATCCATAGATTGATTAAACTTTTGATCAAAGCTTAAATGTGTTAAACTTTGTGGTAGATAATCTATCGGTTGATTAAAGTAATATCCGAAATCTAGATGAGTTACACTCGAAGGGAGAAGATTGTCTATGGGGTTGTTAAAATTATTTCCAAATGTTATATGGGTGAGGGTACACGATGTTGGAATATATTCTATGGGTATATCACAATAAAAGATAAAATGAATCTTTTTGACGTTAAACTGTTCTAAATCTTCCATCCCTAAGATTTTTTTGTTATTAATGGATGTGGGTTCATTGAACATCAAGTATTTGAATGTATCCTTAATAAATCTTAACGTCTCATCTTTACATTTAGCATCTTTTACTCTAATTTTCTTGGCACAAACCTTGTCGATATTATCATCATTCAACAAAAATACAAGTTTATGGTTAAAGATAGATCTGACCTTTTTGTTGACGTTCTTTGATACAAGATTAAGGTTTTTCAAATCGTTAACATTGGTTTTTTGTGATAGATCAAAATATTTGAATATCTTGTTCATAATACTAGAACAAAAAACAAATTCACAAAGATTTGTCATTACATTATTTTCACCCATTTTTAAAATATTCAGTATATTTTAGTATTTCAGTATATTATAGGATTTGTATTTTTAGTAGTTTAATATTTGTATTAATAAGAATATAAATTAATTAATTTATAAAAAGAAGGAACGATGTTTTAATATATTTGTGTTTAAAATATTATTTTTACTCTAACGTTAATAATTAATCGTTATTTAATAATTAATCGTTAAGCATATACTGCCATTTCTTTTTATAAATTAATTAATTTATAACTATTAATACTAATTTTTTTGAATAAATCCATAGTCGTCGAATATATTATCTCATTAATTTTAACATATCTACAAGTTTTGTGTCAAGTCTTATATTAACGCGATAGGTCTTTATAATATCTTGTAACGTAGATACTATACTTTTTTTGACGTCATTGCTCGTCGACAAGGATAAGAATTTTGATATCACCATATTTTTATCAAGATTCGTCATCGTCAATCCTTTTATACTATAACGATTGCATAGACTTTTTAGTTTAATCTCTTCCTTAGATTCATCGATGTTGATATTGGTAACGTTAATAGTTTTTGGTTTGATATTAGTAGTTTTTGGTTGAACGTTAATATTGGTATTTTTTGGTACAACGTTAACGGATTTAGGTACAACGTTAATATTATTGGGTTTTAATGTAACGTTAACAGATTTAGGTGCAACGTCATCAATATTCTTTGTATCTTTTTGCAAAGTCTCTTTACTCTCCAAACGTTTCAAATCTTTCACCATCTCTCTTATAGATGTATAACGCCATTGATTCATCCGATGTGGTCTCCTAGATCTAATCTTGTGACGGGATGAATCTTCATTATCAAATTCTTCTTCACCACTCTCATCCTCTTCTTCTTCATCATCTTCTTCTTCATCATCATCCTCTTCTTCATCATCATTCTCATCCTCTTCTTCATCCTCTTCTTCATCCTCTTCATCGGTACCCTCTGTATCTTCTTCTTCATCGTCATCGGTACCCTCTGTATCCTCATATTCTATCTCATTATCGACGTCGTCATACTCTATAAAATCATCATCGTCATCATTATCGGTACCCTCGTTATCATTTTCATTCGGTACCCTCATTATCTTTGCATCAACATCGTCATACTCTATGATCTCGTCGTCATCATCGATGGGATCAAATGTCAACGTTGAAAATATTTTTGTTAACTGCGGAGTATTTTTGATATTTTTTAAAGAGAGTGTATTCTTATTTTTTGAGACGTTATTTTTTGTATTTCTTGACATATCGTATAAATATATAATATGATAGGTGTGATGTAGATTAAAATATGGTGTGATGTAGATTAAAATATGGTGTGATGTAGATTAAAATATGGTAAGGTAATAAAATATACAAAATATATAAAAAAGGTCGATCAATAGATCATTTTTACAAGACGTTGAATGTAATAAAATAGTATTTTTTAAAATTTATATATCTTTATATATAAAAAAATTGAATCTTTACATTGGACAGTATTCATGTGAGTTTTGTATACCCAAATTTGATGTCAATTTTATCAACATCTTTTCACTAGCGTCCCTCTTAATATTGTTTACAAAGGTATCGTCTTGGACAAAGGGATAATAAAAATAGTTGTTTACTACATTATAATCACACTCTGTCTTATCCCCTCTCATCCAAGTCCTTATGATCAATGTGACACTCTTATCATAAGAGTCTCTATTAGGGTATAGGATTTTGAAAATATTGTTCGTCTTCCATTTACCCTTTACAACAACATCACCCTTCTTTATCTCCATATCATAGATCTCTTTTAATCTAGTGATGGGATCAAAGAGTTTTTTGTACTCTAACATATCATCGTTCCAACTCTTATTGATATAGTCTATGAATAGATCATAACAAATATTAAAGATGTCACCCTCTATACATCCAAGACTTTGAAAGACGATAGCCAATGCTCCAAAGAATGATTCAGTGACATCCTCCAACAACGCTCTATACTTTCCTGGATTTGTTTTTTCGATGGTATATATAGCTTCGATATTATCGTTATCGTCCTTACAAAGAATAAAGTTGGAGAGACCGTATTGTTTGGCAAACATGTATATAAACTCTCTACTTACCAAGAAATGTTTGAGTTTTGTGATCCACTTGATATTTTTTAATGTGGGGAATCTATCTTTGATAAAAAGGGTTACCGTCGAGTTGATGAAACAATCACCAAAGAATTCCAACATCTCGTAGTTGAATCTCTTATCGTAGCTCTTACAGACCATTGATGATACGATATAGTTGTAATGTTGGTTGGTGAATGGGACGTTAGGATATAATTTTTTTAATAGATCTACGACGTATGTATATTGTTGGGACGCATACCTTCTAACACTCGTATACATCTCGTTGAATGCATGATCCTTTGTATAAGAGTTTATGGGTTCAACTCTATCTACTATGTGATAAGTCTCCAATACCTTCAATACCTCAGAACAAGCCTTGTGTGTCATATCCTTTTTAAATCTAGGATAATCTTCGACCTTATAAGAGTAAGAGAATACCTTGAGGTTTTGTGGATTCTCTCTCTTATCACCAAATATCCAAGTATTGATCTTTACAATAAGGTAGTTGTTACCCTCAATGTTGTTGACGTTCTCCTTCATCTCGTACTCTATCATGTTCTTTGTAGACCATGCTGGTTTATTGATCTTTGAAGAGTATAATTCCTTAAGACGAGTCTTGTCATCGATGAGCTTCTTGTTGTCCAAAGTGTGTGTACCTGGAATATAAAGATCGGAGGTGTTGAAACAAGATGCATAAAATAAAGAGTAGATCTCGTAGCACACCGTGTAATCTCTACCATAATTCTTTTGATCGTTGAAGAGTATCGATAGATTACACATTATTCCACCGAATAGGCTGATGACGACGTCGTTTATTAAGATGCTCAACGTCTTTGCATTCAAAGAGTTGATGTGATCGTCAAAAGCCGTAGTCTTATATACAAAGGAGGCTACCGTCATACCGTTGATATTCTTGTTGGCAAAGGCCTCTATAAGAGTCTTTGCTGTGAATGTATGCTTGAGCTTTGTTAGATATTTGACGTTATAAACATTATTAAATTTTGACATGATATAAGAGATAGTGAGGGTGTTGGTGATGGTCTCACCGATAGATTTGTAATAAGAATTATTGATATTCTCATCGTATGCCTCATCTATAAAACATACTCTTAACGACTCTACGAACTTTTGTAAAGATGATTGAGAGAATGTATTGAACGTCGCCTCATTTATCACACTCTTTAAAAAGAATGTGATGAATGAATAGAACTTGTCAGAGTACAATGGATGAACGTCTATTTTTTGAGTGGGTGTAGGATTTCCGTAGACGGGTACATAATTGAAATGTCCTTGAGGGAAGAAAGAGGAAAAGTTAAAAGGATCAATATTTAATGGAACGTTAAAGTTTTGAAATGTCTGTATCATAGGTACGGTTTGAATATTTTTTGCTGGACGTGGGGGAAGTGGTGGAACAAACATTATTGTAATTATAAATAATTAAATATAACCTTGTTAAATAAATGTAATCTTGTAAATAGTGTTAAATATTATAGTCGTTGTCAACGTTATTAAAAAATAATTATATAATCGTATATAATTGGATATTGGTATAAATTATATATACTTGTATTAAAATATTATTTTTTATGTAGTGTATATAAATTATAAAATATACTGTATTAAATTAATAAATTTAAAATGAATAAAAATATAAAATTTACATATATATGTAAAATTCCTACTATTTTTAATGTTATATTAAAATATCTAAATATGCCTTTCACGCTGCCTGGAAAGGATAGATCTATAAATGAACAGATGAGATTATCGATATATCATAAATTTTGTAACATAAACTATATAAAAAATTTGAGACATGTCAATAGATTGATATCAAATATAATATGTAGATACATTGCTAAACATTTTTATTTTGATCCTTTAAAGATTTTTAACTCTAAAGACATGACAAGATCTTTAATGATAGATACTATAAGGATCGATATGATAAGAAAGATTTATATTAGAAATAATTGTAATGAGGATGTAGAGTTTAAAAGATTTACAAATTTAAAAAAGGCAAAGGTTGTTCATAATTTAAACTATATAAATTATGATGTATCAAAGATTAAATGTGAACGTCTATCAATAGAGACACATTGTGCAATAAAAAACAGACAATATTACAGTTTAATGATGGATATATCCGATAAGGTTACCAAAACTACCTTTAAAGATAGATGTATATATATTGTAGAGTACATCTATCTTAGTAGATACGACGAAAAAAAACACAGGGATGATTATGAGAAACATTTCGCAATGATGAAAGAATACCTTAAAGATAGAGGGTATGATCTCAAGATTTTATACAAGTATTATGAAAAATACATGAAATAATTTTATAAAATCACCTTTTATTTTGACGTCTCTTCATTTAGATCTTCTTTTAAAAGCTACTGGGTAGCTTTTAAAATACTACCAATAGTAATAATCTTCGAATTAACCTCCCATATAATTTTTTTGACCATTATCTCTTTATCGTTGTTATTCATTTCAGTCGTCGTATCTGTATTATTTGATAGATCTACAATAAGAGGTGGATTTAATGTATGAATACTCTCACAATCTAAAGGGTCATATGGGTAAAATGCCCAACACGAATATTCGTTCATCTTATAATATGAGTTTGATAGCTATATATTATTTTTTTAAATAATAATAATAATATATAAAGATGCAGATCTCTATAAAAAATTATGATGTGACATTCAATGATTTTTTAGAGATATATCACAAAAAAGACGAGAAAGAACATATCGGAAGTGGATGGTTTGGAAAGGTATATAAAGTAACACCTCAATCAAATGAATTTTTTAAATATTCATCGATAGATCATATAAACGGGCCAATTGTTATGAAAACCTTATTTTTTTCTGATGATGCATCTTATAGTGAAGAACAGATGTCAAAATTTTTAAAAAGAGAGTATTATATTCATAAATTATTGGGGATATATGAAAACAAATATATAGAGAAACATGGTAAGTTAATTAATGCCACGTCGTATTTTATAAAGATGTATGATATTATTAGAGTGAAAGATGCCTTTATAGTATATATGGATTATATAGAGGGGTATAATCTGGAAGAATTTCAGTATAAAATATTAGACTTTCAAAATTTATATATGTCTGCGAATGAAAAATGTAAAGAGATTTATCTAAAGATGAATGAAAAATTCTATATACTATTATTATTAAGATTGGTTGAGGGTCTATCTATTATACATTATGCTGGGATAGTTCATTTGGATGCATTTCCTAGAAATATAATGTTTAATAAGGGAGATATAAAGTATATAGATTTTGGAGAATCTTGTTTTTTCGAAGATAACGACTATTTAAATCAAGATAAAGTATCAACCCTATTCAAATGTCAATTCAAAAAAGGTCTTGGAATAAAGGTAAATAATATAAAGACACCAGAAAAGTTGATATATAATGATGATAATGATAAAAAACTAAAAAGTCTGCAAATTGCAGAGATGTGGTATTTTGGAAGAGTCATGTACGATCTTGTAACAAAGACTATGGACAATTCTAATCTAGTTATAAAGAATATTGATATTTTATATAACGAATTGCTATACCAAAAACTCTTGTACGAAAAATTATCACCCATATCTAAAAAGATTATAGATAGATCCAAAGATAAAGATTATAAGGGATTGGATGATAAAGACAAAATAGACGTTCTATATGAAGAGTATTATTATCAAAATAGGAATGCTTTCGATGAGGTAAAGAACGAAAAGTTAAGAGAGATAATTAGGGAGGTCACTACAGGTAGAGATGTAAAACTATTTAACGTTATTCAAAGATTAAAGACAATTTATAAAGAGATGTAAAAATTACACAAATTATATTTTATTAATATAATTATTATAAACCTTATACATCATACAAGGTATATTTTTTTAATTTGTCCAATTCCAACCTTATCTCCTTATGCTCTCTCTTCAACTCTTTGACCTTGTTCAATAATTTTTGTATTTGGTAAAAACTCTTATTTTTATTCGATCTTTCCCAAGATTCATTTGAATCGTATGCATATATTTTTGTTTCTATGAGACTTTTGGAGCATGTGGGACATAATACCTGACCATTGCGATTGTAATAAGGTTCATTCACTTTCTTGTTACACACAAAATAAAATTTGTTTGGACATAGATTACATATGTATCTTTCAACGTTATCAGTCATTATTTGATTTCGTGTATGATATAAATATATGTAGTCTTGTATAAATAATATAATAATTGTTTATAAATTATATACAAATTATATTAAAATTATGGAGGTATATATAAAAAAACATGATATGTCATTCTCTGAATTTCTAAAAATGTATCATGATAAAGACAATGTACAGAATATTGGCGCCGGAGGATCGGGTATGGTTTATAAGGTTACACCAATTTTAAACGATCCGTTTAAATACCCGTCGATAAAACGTATAGCTAGTCCTATAGCTATGAAAGTATTATTACTACCAAATGAAATTTATAGCAATGCCAAAATACCAAAGGTCTTACATAGAGAGTATTACATCTACAAATTACTAGAGATTCACGAAAAAAGATATACCTCTAAACATGGATCTATCAACGGTACATCTTATTTTGGAAAGATATACGACGTTATCAAATTACAAAATGCATACATCGTCTATATGGAATACATAAAAGGATCTCCTTTATCAAAATTTTTCCAAAATATCTATGACGCTAGAAAAAACAAGAGATGTGGGAATGTATTGAAAAAGATGGATCACTCTTTCTATATACCTTTGTTTATGAGATTGATAGAGGGTATCGCTATTATCCACGACGCAGGTATAGTTCATTTAGACATTGCATTTCGTAATATAATGTTTGATGGAGGTAACATTAAATATATAGATTTTGGCGAATCGTGTCTCACCTTTAATGATGAGGATAATCTTTTAAAGGCTGGTGCGTTTGAAAGATTCAAATGTCAAAATGAAAAAAAATTAACACCTGAATTTTATGTATATGGGAAAAATGAACAACAAAGTCTAAGAAATTTAGATATGAGGGATCTAGGAATGATAATGTTAGATTTTTTATCGCAGACTCGCGATTATGATATTAACGAGTTATTCATAGATGATATAGATTTTTATATGGGTCAATGGTATATGAACTTTATTAATCATGGTACTATACCCTTATCTCCTGAGAGTCTCAAGATCTTGAATAAATCTAAAAAGAAAGGTTACAACGAATTGAACGATAAAGACAAGGTT